GTCTCTATTGGACTAATAAGCTCGGCTCCCCATCCACTAAAGCAAAGCCTTCAATGTCGCGGCCCTCCTTCAACGCTTGTTTAAGTCCAGCTTTATCTTCTTTATTAACTACTTTGATAAACTCGAAAGGCCACTTAGCGGTATCAGCAATCTCAAGCTGCCCTCTATTCGTACCTTTCCTTATCTTTAAACCATGAACAGCATTGCCGCCTTCACTAAGCTTTAATGCTTGCATTGATTCCAGGGCATTTTCTTTCAAAGAAGCAGCTTTATTAGCTCTAGCTTTCTTCTTATCCTGGAGCTTGGCAATCGCGTCAGCAATCGCCTCCTCTTCAGCCCTAAGAGTCTTAATGACGGCAGCATAAGCAGCGTACTTATCATCAAGACCGATACCCTCAAAAGTATCATTAATTGTTTGTTGGTCAATATCCTCAAGCTCTAGGATTTTCTGAGCTTCGGCAGTCAAGTCAAATAGATTCATGCTGCCTCCTCAGAAACCATAACTTCAGTAACAAACTCTTTAACATCACCCTGGAGGCCGTTATAAACTTTGCTTTTTAATCGGTCTTCGTCTTCAGCAATCTCAGAAAATACTTCCTGAACAGCAGATTGGTCAAAGTCAGATAGAGCTTTGTCAAGTGTCTGTATGTATTGATTAACTAAATTTTGATCTTTAGCTTCTTGTTCTGCCTTCTCAATCTCAGCAGTATTTTTAGCTGCAACTTCAGCTTCAGGTAAATCCTCACCCGCATAAATATAAAACCCTAGACCATGACGAGCAATAGCCTTAGTTAAACCTCTTTGAATACCTTTATTAACATCAGTAGATGAAAGTAGTTCTATTGGTATTGAAGAGTTGTGAAAGTCCATGATTGGGAGATACTCGATGTACTCCTGGCCTTCGATAGTCACACCAGTTTTTACCCAGGCAGTCTTGCCATCGTGGTGGTAATTAAGACCTTCAGTATTTTCATAGACTGTAGTTGTCATTTCAGGATAAAGTTTTTTAACTTCATTCCATGCCCAAGCCCAAGATAAAAAAGTCATCTTGCCTTTCTTTTCTTTATGCTCATTTACATTAATAGCGCTTAATGTTTCAAAGACGCTTTTTTTCTTATCACTTTTCATAATGATTCCTCGTGGTTAAAGTGCAGAGACCATTTGGCCTTCTGCGGTAAAAGAGTTATTCATTGCCGCTTCGTATCCAGCGTTCCATTCGTTCTTGTCTTCCAGGGCAATGTTTAACCGACATGGGTAAGGGTCGCGACCTTTATCGCTATTCATATCTTCAGCAGCTAGGTATCCGCTTTTAAACATCCAGCTCTTGCTGCTTAAATATTCTTTTCGATTTGATCTTGTCACGACATTACTCATATCAGTATTACTCCTATAATTAAAAATATAAAAATAGAGACCACTACAAATAAATCTGTAATGGCCTCAACGATTGTATTAAGCTGACTTCTTTTCATAGATAGCCTCCTTTGTGTTGGCTCCTTCTTTAATAGCGAGATTAACAAGCTCAGCTTCTTGAATGGCATAAGCACCTGGAAAACCCATAGATACTAAATCCTGGGCATATTTCCAAGCAGCTTTACTAAGGTGAGCGCCAGCGTCATGAAGTTCAGAGTTAGTCATTAGACTTCCTCCTTAACAAATAAAGCCTTACGAAGTGAGCGTGGCATTTTGCTTTGACGGCCATACATCTGACGAGCCATCCTTATTAGCGTTGGCTTCGCTGACCTTGTTTTACTAATAACTTTCCATTGAATAGTTTGAGTTGTTGGAACCTTAGTTACTTTAAGTGGATGCTCCCACCAAATTCCATGAGTCCATTTGCGGCCAACAGAAACCACCGAAAACAATCGGTAGCCTCTGTCGTTTGTGTAAGTTCTAAGATGATTCATTAGACTTCCTCCCAATCTGTGTAATAGATGTGTTCATCGGCATAGTCTTTGTCATGTTGAGCTTTGGTATAACCATCAACATAAAGACATAAGTCAGAACAAGCGTAGCCTTCACCATCGCCCCACACATAACCTTCATTCATACCATGACCACAATGACTACAAACCCTGGCATAAAGTCCGTTTTCAATATCTCTTATGCCATCTTTTGTAACGATTATTTGTGCTTCTAGCTTTTCAGTATGTAAATCAAGTGGCTTACCTTCTATGTGATAAAAGCCATCACACCACCAGCCTTTAAGCTCTGTTTCAAGAGCGTCTAGTTTCATATATAAATGATGTGGATAAATTCCATTGTCAGCATTAACATCCATTACGCCACCTCCTTTGTTCCAGGAAGTTGCGCATCTGTGTAATAACCAGCGCCTTCAAACTTAAATAACTCTTCGAGTTTGTATCTCAATCTACAAAGGTTTCCTAAGTCTTGCAATGAGCAAGTTTTAGTTTCTTCCATTGTTGTGATAGCAGTATTCAAATCATTAAAACTTTGAAGTAGCTCTTTAACATGCTTGTTTGGTGCTGTTAAGATTGAAATCTCTTCACACATGTTAAATACTGGTTCTGTTTTTGATGTGATTATTTCTTTATTCATTACCCTACCTCCAAACCATGAAAGATATTAAGCTCTCTGATTAGTTGTCTGCCTTGTAAAAATTCAGCAGTTGTTTGGTCGTAGTCATAATGTTTAATGGAATGGTCAAGAAATGACTTAATGCCAATATGAGTTTTATCCAAATAAAGCATTGCTCCAATATCGATTACACTTTCTTCATCGGACAAATAATCTGACTTAATGATTACAGGCTGCCCAGTTTCATGTTTTATTGTTATTCTTGTTTTCATGTATTTCCCCAGTTTAAGTAGGAAAGCCGTCCTACGCGGTATCCAATTTAGTTTATATATTTAATTGGATAAATACAATTATGCCATAAAAAAGACAGTTAAACACAATTAAATTGGATTAAACACAAAGAAAATTTGCAATAGACGAAAAAAAGCCCTAAGTTAATAGGGCTTAGAGACTAAATTAAATTAGATTTATTCTACTGGGAGACAAGAAGCTAGAGCGTTACACTCCATTTGTATCATAGAGGAAGAGACATTTTTAGGATTTTTGTCATACGAATCCATAAGCGCTGCTAGTTTTCTAACATCACAACATACCATTTGATTCATGTCCAGCATTCGATTTGATTCAGCAACCGATGGGACACGCGCAAGCATTTCAACAATCTCACACGCTGTGATCAAAATTTGTCTTACATCTAATACTAATTTTTGGCACAATGACTTTAATGTTTGAAGAGAGTCGTGTACATAACTCCTAGCACTTTCGATTTGTGCTGGGGAAAACATTAACTCAATGTGTTTTGTTTCAGAATAGATTACAGGAGTATAGACACTCTGTAACTTTTTTAAAATACTACTTTTCATAACAACTCCGTAGGTATTGTACTTTTAGATGTTTACAACAAGCTACGACAACTTTTGTAAGTACCATCTTGTTAAACTAATACTATTTCTAGTATTCCCTTAACTACTTTTTTTGTTTCTTTTTAAGATGGTAAAGGTTAGTCATCCAAACCCATCTCCTACGCTTTTTTAAGTGGTCGTTTGGCTCACCCACTATATCCTTACAGTTGTTAAGTATATACGAATCGATACAATAGAACGAGGCAATTTGAACTATTTTTTGTGACCAATAAATATTTCTTTTACTTCGCCTTCTTGAGTCATGCCTGGAGAGTAAAAGGGCGTTTCATTTTTTTTGATCTTGACAACATAATAATCATAATTAGAAAAATCAGGACGAACATCCTGGTCAACTAAAAGTAATGTTGTATCTAATGGAACACGAACATTTGTTTCGTCAGATTCTCCATAGAGTAAAAAATCTGTTGTTGTTTTTAATTTTTCAGCAAGAAGTTTTAAATATCGAGGCTGTTCAACTTTGCCCATTTCGAGCATATTAATACTAGTAGGTGGAACATTGCATTTAGCAGCAAGCTCATTTGATTGCCAGCCTAATTTTTCTCTTTTCCACTTAACTCGTCCCGCTATCGTTGAGAGGTCATAGTCAGCCTTTGTAATTTTTTTAGAAATAACCTTATTGTTCATAACTTTTCGTATAAAATTCAATTAAATTGGATTTAACTAAATTAATTTGTATTTATGGACAAACTTATTAAACATTTCAAAACACAAACAGCATTAGCTGCGGCTTTAAATACCTTTCTTGGCGTTAAAACAATCAAGACAGGGCATATCTACTATTGGAAAAAGAAGGGCATACCAGCTAACAGAGCTATCCAAATTGAAGCGATGACCGATGGTTTATTTAATCGCCGTTTGTTATGTCCTAAATTCTTTAATCAGTAGCAATGTAATGTTACCACAAAAACATTTTGCCAATAAATTAGAACCATGAAATTAGTCACATGTAATAGCCGTTGTTCCATAGCTAGAAAATGTGGCAAACATAAGATAAATCGACCAAGTCCAAAGATGAGAGACCAGGATATTAAGAAGTTTAAACCGAAAATGAAAGAAAAATGCCCAGGATATGAGGATTTAAGATGAGCCAAATACAAATACATTTAAAACCTATGAGCGTTAATGAGGCTTGGTGTCATCCTGGGAGACGCTACAAAAGTAAACAGTATAAGAGCTATACAGATACAGTTTTAATGATGCTGCCGCACCTGGAGATTCCTGAAGGTCATTTAGGCATCAGAATCGAAGCTGGCCTAGCTAAGAATGCTGATTTGGACAATGTCTGTAAACCTATCCTGGACATTATTGAGAAAAGATATGGATGTAACGATAACCGCTTTCACGAGATCAATTTAGTGAAGAAGATTATTAAGCGCGGGGAAGGTTATTTTAATTTTTGCATATGGGGAATTGTATGAAATATAATTTATATGTTAATCAATTAAAGGCAATTGAATTAGGCATTAAGAACATCAATCAAGCCATTGTGTTCGATTTATTGAGTAATGCTACAACATGGGCAACGCCAGTTAAGATTGATGATAAGTTTTTTTATTGGGTTTCTAGAACTAAGGTTTGTAAAGAGTTAGAGTTATTAGCTTTCAAGCCTGACACAGTTTATAGACATTTAAAGGCGTTAGACTCACTAGGTCTTATCGACTACAGGAAAGATGGTTATAAAGACTGTGTAGCTCTTACTGAATTAGGAAAAAGTTACCATTCAGAGACACATAACGCCTCTATGTCGGAAATGAATCCGAATGATGAAAATCCCTATGTCGGAAATGAATCCGAAGAAGGTCGGAAACAAATCCGAAAAGACTCGGAAATAAATCCGATAGATACTTCCTCTAGTAATACTTCTACTAACATAATTCAGGCGAGAAAAATTTTTAAAGCTTTTCATAAAAGATACAAAGGCATCAAGAGAGAAGCGAATACTGAGTTTAAAGCATTTATTAAAGAGCATAAAGATTGGCAAGATATATTACCTAAATTGAGTAGTGTTATTTTAGAGACTCCAACAGATGAATCGTTTATTCCAAAATTAAAAAATTACCTTGAGCGTAGAGAGTGGGAGTCAGCTAAAACAGTTAGGGAGCCTCAATGGTGGGATTCAAGAAAAGGTCAAGCTCAGAAAGGTAAGGAGTATGGCTTGAATGTAGAAGATTATTCTCAGTATCACCAATATTTAGCAGCAGTTACAGCAAAGTGTAAACAGGCTGGAGAGTTAGTTTATGAGCAAGCTTAGAAAGGCAGCTCAAGGAGAGCATTGCACAATTCGTTTACCAGGTTGCTTGCCTGGGACAGAGACAACAGTCCTGGCACACTTACCAAATAGATCAATTGGAAAAAAAAATTACGATTTAAATGCAGCTTTTGCTTGCTATTCATGTCACCAGGCATTGGATGGTCAGCGAAGCCATGACTTTGAGCCTGAATGGTTAGAGGTTATGTTCAGGAGAGGGCATGAAAGAACCATAAATCGTTTTTATGAAAAGGGATTACTTTAACTATAACAAAGGAGATAAATATGGAGTTAATTAACAAAGCACTAGTATGGGCTAAAGCTAACAAATCGTTAGCAGCAATAGCAGTAATTGTTGTACTGGGTGTTGGCGCTGAATTATTAGGATTTACCTAAGGCAATGAAAATAATAGTGAAACGAGATACGCCAATGGAGGCTAACGAAATGGCAGCTAACATGATTGTATCTCATTTCGCTAAAGCTAAAGGCAACAATGCAGTCATTGAAATTTCAGATGAGAGAAACCAAACCAGGTCGCAACAGCAAAATCGGTTGTACTGGTCTTGGTGTAAATTGCTTGGTGATTACATAGGTTATTCAAAAGACCAATGCGCTTTGTTGCTGCAAGATAGATTCCTGGGTAGAGATGAGTTTACAAACCAAGCTGGCACAGTCAATGTATCTCAAATCAAAGGCACAAGTAAATTAAAAGTAAGTGAGTTTGCTGAGTTCCTGGAGTCTGTAGAAATCTTTTCAGCTAATGATCTAGATTATGTATTGCCAAGACCCGATGATTTGTATTGGCAAGCAATGGGAGTAACAGATTGAGTGAAGATAAACACAATGGAATGATAGACATTCACGATGATATTGATGAGCGATATGTAGCAGCGCTTTTAATAATTGCTCAGTCTGAAGATATTGACCCTGACGAGGCACATTCCTGGGTGACTGAATTCCTAAAAGAATTTGAGTTGGATGTTAAGAGGTTATCAGCTTATACAACAAAAAAAGATAAGGCTAAGTTTCATTGATAAGGATTAGGGTTCCAATTTGGTTTTTTAGTAGTAAGAGTTTGCCTCGCCAGGCATTGCTGCGTAAATGGAGAAAGGTAGCTACTACTGGTAATTGTGAAAGAGGCGAAGGTTGGAGAGTAGGGGAGACGCATCATAGAGCAAAGCTTACAGACCATGATGTTGAATTAATTAGATTATTGAGAGAGGGCGGCATGAAGGTTGTAGAGATTGCTCGCAAGTTTGAGTGTACACCGCAGAATATCTCAACGATAGTACATTACCGCAGCCGTACAGGTTTAGGTATGGCAGTAAGAAAAGTTTTTGAATAAATGAGTACATATGAAAAGTTGTCTAGGACTGCAAAGACTAAACGAGGCCCAGGCTATCGTATTGGTGAGACACACCATAGAGCAAAACTAACAGACCTCGAGGTTGAGTTTATTCGATTATTACGAGAGCTTGGTTTGAATACTGTAGAGATTGCTCTGAAGTTTCAATGCACTCCTTCAAACATTAGTCAAATAACAAATTATCGAACTCGTAAATTAAGGCTTAAATTTTTAAATAATGAAAAGGAGTAACTATGTTTAGTAAAAGTGAATACAAACCTTATATTTCAAACTCGCTTAATAAAGAAGAGTTAATGAAATTGGATAGTAAGAAGTTAGAAAAGATTGGAAGGGAGCATGGAGTGGAGCTGGATAGACGCCGCACTAAAGAAAGCCTGGTCAATACTTTATATCAACATTTATAGGAGGAGCTATGAAAAAGCTAATACCTGATTCAATGAAAAGATCAAAAAATCTTACCGCATATGGTGTTGAATACTTCAAAGGAAAGTCTAGTAAGTTTTGGGATGGAGTTCTTGTTGGATTAGTCCTGGGCTATATCCCTTATTTATGGCATATTCATGTCTAAAAAATGTTAACGAAAATTAACTTGCAGAACTTGGGTTATAGTCTAAGCATGACTAAAAAACCAACTAAGCCCAAGTCCAAAAAACCTATTAAAAGGAAATACTAATGGATGAAGATATAAGTCCCTCTTACTACAAGGGTAAGGGGATGGAGTTGTGTGATGTGTTGATTGCCTTTAAGTGCGACTTTCTTATGGGTAATGTCATTAAGTACGCAATTAGATACTCTGAGAGAGGTGAGAAGGGCGGCATTAAAGCATTACGAAAAGCAGCCTGGTACATTAATCGAATGATTGAAGAAGAGTTAAAGAATGGAAAAACAGATGGGCAGACCTACTAAGTATAAGCCTGAAATGTGTAAGACTGTTGTAGAGCTTATGAGTGAAGGTGCGAGTCAGTACGAAGTCCTTGCTACGCTTGGCATTAGTGAAGATACCTTCTATAGATGGAAGAAAGAAAATGAAGAGTTTTCGGAGTCCATAAAAAGGGGGTCACAATTATCACAAGCTTGGTGGGAAAAGAAAGGCAGAATCTCTTTGGATGATAGACAGTTTAACTCAACGCTTTGGTACATGAATATGAAGAATAGATTTAAGTGGGCTGATAAACAAGAAGTTAAGAACGAGGGCAGCGTAACCATTGTTATGGATACAGGGATTGACCATTATCCAGGCGAGCAAGATGAGGAAGGTTACGAAGGTGATAGTTAAGCATAAGACTGATTACATTCCTCACAAGTATCAGAAAGAGATACACAAGAACCTTAAACGATTCTCAGTATTAGTTTGTCATCGAAGGTTTGGTAAAACATACCTGGCAATTAATACACTCATTGATGCAGCAGTTAGAACAAAGCGCGCCAACTTACGATTTGGTTATGTGGCGCCTTACCAAAAGCAAGCCAAGCAAGTAGCCTGGGACTATCTCAAACGATTCACATTAAACATACCAGGCGTTAAAGCAAATGAGTCTGAGTCCGCTATTGATTTTCCAAATGGAGCCAGGATAAGGCTTTACGGAAGTGACAATGGTGAGTCTATGCGTGGCTTATATTTTGATGGAATCGTGGCTGATGAGATAGCTGACTTCCGTCCTGAGACCTGGCCTGAGATTATTCGTCCCGCATTAACAGATACACATCACAAGGGCTGGTGTTTATTCATTGGTACGCCAAAGGGACTGAACCAGTTTTATGATCTATACCAATATGCTCAAACAGATGATGCCTGGTATGCGGGGATGTATCGAGTTGATGAGACTGATGTCCTTGAAGAAGAAGAAGTTTTAATGGCTCGCAAGACAATGTCAGAGAACCAGTATAGGCGTGAGTTCTTATGTGACTTCAGCGCTTCAATGGATAACGCATTAATCACAATCGATAAGGTAAGTGATGCAGCTGCAAAGAAAATGACGGATGCTGACATTACAGGTTCAGCCAGGATAATTGGAGTTGATGTCGCTCGCTTTGGTAGTGATAGAAGTGTGATACAAAAACGCCAGGGCCTTGCAGCCTTTGAGCCAAAGATATTTGATGATATAGACAATATGACATTGGCTGGTATGGTTGCTCAAACGATTAACGAGTGGAAGCCTGATGCAGTATTCATTGACTCAGGGCGTGGTGAAGGTGTGATTGATAGAC